GGGCTGGCCACAAATCGAGGCGTTCCTCGGCGCGGCCAAGCCCCTGAAGAAGTAGCCATGGCGCGTTACTTCAGCACCGCCGAGGCGGCCGCGCTGGTCGGATGCAACCCGGAGACCATCCGGCGAGCTGTCCGCAAGCGCGAGCTTCTGGCCACGCGCGAGCCAACCAAGCGGGGGCGTGGCTACGTCATCGCTTCGGCTGACCTCGCAAGCTGGCGGGAGAAGCGCCGGACCTCGTAGGACCAAATGAGCCCTCATGCGAGGGCTTGACCCGCCGCGCCGATGTTCTGGGGGCCGCCGAAAGGCGGAGTAAGACGGTCGGCGTCGGCGGGTCTGCATCCCTTGAAAGGAACCCCTTGACTGACCTGCAAACCGCCGCCGTCGAATACGCCACAGCCGGGCTGCACATCCTCGCCCTGACTGGCAAGCGCCCGAACGGCCGGGTGCATGGCGAGAGCTGGTCGTGGGAGGACAGCTTCTACGGCGCGCCGGACAACGAGGCCGAACGCGACGCACTCTGGCAGGCGTTCAGCGACCAAGTTGGCACCACCGGAATTGCAATCCTCATCCCGGAGAACTTCTACGTCGCCGACGTGGACAGCGAGCGCGCCGCAGAGCTGCTGCTCGAACTGGGCTGGCTACCCCAAGACGACTCGGTCGTCGCCAAGACAAAGAACGGCCTGCACATCTGGTTCTGGTGCCCGGGCGCGAACAAGAACCGATGGCTCGGGGATGGCGAGCAGCCTGACCCGGGCCGTACCCTCCTTTTCAAGGGGTTCGGCGGATACGTCGTCGCGCCTCCATCCCTCCACTTCGATGCCGACGGAGACGAGGACGGGACCTACGAATGGGTCCTCCCCCTCGTCTCCGGCGGGTCGCTCCTCTACATGCCGGACGTCCTGCCGGAGTCGGTGCGGGTCAAGTTCGAGGCCGCCGACCAGTGGGCGGGGCTGAAGGCCGTGCTCCCCAAGCCAGAAGTCACGAGCTTCGTCGTCGCCTACGAGGAGGGCAAGCCGTGGTGGCTGTGGCCGAAGACGTGGAGCTACGGGCTGGAGGGGCTGGAGAAGGCCATCATCAACGCGGCGGACGGCAACCAGAACAACGTCATCCACTGGGCGGCGATGACAGCGCGCGATGAAGGTGTACCCTATGAAGTCTCGATGACAAGACTTCTGGCCGCCGCCATCCAAGGGGGACACCCGCGCTCACGAGCCCGGGACACCATCAAGGGCGCCTACAAACGAGCCCCGCGTGGGTAGTATCGAGCCGTTCCCAATCCATCCGACCACCCGCGACGACTACTTCGCGTGGGTGCTCGCCCAGCCCGACGACATCGGGCTCGGGGACACGGTGCGGTACGACCACTCGACCCAGCTCTGGCATGTCTGGAACGGCATCCGCTGGGCACCCGACCGGACGACCGTGGTCTTCGACCTCATCCGGCAGCGCATGTCGCACTGGTTCGACATCAACACGGGCATGGTCAAGACCGAGGCTGACGGCAAGCTGTACTCCGCCCTCTACGACACCGGGAAGAAGGTGTCCGTCCTGAAGGCGCTGGCCTCGATGCCGGGTATTGCAATGACGGGCGAGGAGTGGGACCAGTGGCCGGAGCTACTGGGCTTCAACAACGGCGTGCTCGACCTGCGGACCCTCGTACTGGACACGAACCCGGCGCCGGAACTCCTCATCAGCCGCTCGACCGGCGTGGACTGGGACCCGCAGGCAGACACCCGGCCGTTCATCAGCTTCGTGGACGACATCATGGGCGGCGACGCGGACCTGCGCGACTATCTCCTCCGCACGCTGGGCTACGCGGCGCTCGGCACGACGCGGGAGCAGAAGTTCTGGATGTGGGTCGGGCAGGGCCAGAACGGCAAGGGCGTGCTGGCGCGGACAGTGACCATGGCCCTTGGCGACTACGCCGCGACCCCGCCGGACACCCTCTACATGAAGACCAAGTACGGGTCCGCGAGCAGCGAGAAGCCCCGCCCGGAGCTGCTGAAGCTGGAGGGAGCGCGGTTCACCTACATGTCGGAGCCGCAGGGTGGGCAGTTCAACGAGGAGATGCTGAAGGCGCACACCGGCAACGACCCCATCGAGGGTCGGACCCTCTACTCCAAGACCTTCAAGACCTTCAACCCCACCCACAAGATAGTGTTCCTGACCAACAACCCGCCCCGTACGGAGGATGTCGGCCCGTCGATGCAGCGCCGCGTGCGGATGCTGTGGTTCGAGCAGGACTACCGGGACCCCAAGCGCGACGACAAGGACATCGAGGCCCGCCTTCAGGAGACGAAGAACCTCCAAGGCGCGCTGCTCGTCATGGGCATCGCCGCGCAGGAGTACCTGACGTCGGGCCTGCCGCAGCCCCAGAAGGTGACGGACTGGTCGGACGCGTACATCGCCGAGAACGACCCGCTGGGTACGTTCGTAGAGGAGATGTGTGTGAGGGACCCGAACACCGAGGTCGCCTCGGGGCAGCTCTGGAAGGCATTTGACGGTTGGTGCGACCGGAACGGGTCCGAGAAGATGACCCAGACCGGGTTTGGCCTCGCGCTTGCCCGCAAGTTCGACCGCAGGACCAAGAACTCGGGCCGGTTCTTCATCGGAGTCCGCCTGAAGAACATGACGGACGTTCAGGACGACGATGAATGACAATGTGCTACACGACTCAACAGATTTCAGCCTTCGGCGGTCCCTCGTCATGGTGAAACAGGACCCGAAGGGCGCGAAAGTGGCATTCGCGGACGCGGCAAAGTCGTATTGCCCCTCTTGCGACAAGTTCATCCGCCATAAGGAGGGCGTGGAGTGGTGCCGGGACAATAGGATGAGCGAAAAGACCCTCCAGAGCCGGGTAATCGCCCGCGCGAAGTCCCGGGGGTGGGATGTCAAGCACGTTGGCAAGGGAATTGCGGCATTTGACGCCGCTGGAGCCCCTATCTTCGTGTCCACCGCCAAGTCGTTCCCCGACCTATTCCTGCTCCACGAGCGCCAGCGTCGCCCGCTCGCCATCGAGCTGAAGCGGATGAACGGGACCTTCGAGCCCGGGCAGCTCGAATACCTCCAGTTGCTCAACGTCTGCGGCATTCCGGCCGTGGTCATCCGCCCGGTCGATTTGCGCGACGGTACCCTCAACGCCATACTGGGGGCTCTATGACGACCCAATCCCAGATGGCGGTTCGACGCACCATCAACTCGCGTTGCGTCATCTGCAAGCACACAGACCGCCGCAACGCCGTCGAGCTGATGTGGAACGGCGGCATGTCGGGCGTGGCCATCTCGGACCTGCTCGGTGGCACGCCGAACCCCGCAACCATCCTGAAGCACCTGAAGGAACACTCACTCGGCGGGGCTACTCGCGAGGTTGACGTCGCCCCCGAGGCGCCCGTCCGTGAGCGCATCCTCCGGCTCCAGCGATTGCAATTGGACGAGATTGAGCGCCGTATCGAGCTGGCCAAGATGCGCGCGGACGAGACGAACGAGTACATCGACGCGCAGCGCGAGAAGCACGAGGCAGCGGGCGAGGACTACGACCGCCCCAACGTGGACTGGTCGTCCTTCACCGACATCCTCGGCAAGGACATGCAGTCCGCCATCGGCTCCATCCTGAAGACGCAGGGTCTCAGCGACAAGCGCGAGAAGGTGCAGGGCGAATTGAAATTGGGGCTGTTCGAGGCCATGACGGCCGCCGGGCTGGCGCCGAAGCTCATCTCGGGCAAGCAAGCGAATGAACCGCTTGAAATCGAAGCGAATGTCGTTCTTCACACTGAGGGTGAAGATACCGGAAACAGTGAAGATGATTGACTGGGTCAAGGAATTCGAGCGGTGCCGCTGGGACCCAAAGAGGTTCGCCCGCATCTTCCTCGGCATCAAGCTGCACCCCGGGCAGCAGCGCATGATGGACGCCTACATCAAGCGCACCGACTCGCGCTGGCGCGCCTACTACTACTGGATAATGGTGGCCGCCGGGAACCGCGCGGGCAAGACGCTGGCCCTCGCGGTCATCATCCTGCACTCGTGCATCTACCGCTCCGGTCTGGAGCCGCCGAAGCCCGGGTCCAGCCCGGACGAGCTGAAGCGGTTTGGCTCTCTGCCCTATCACTGGTGGCACTTCGCCGTGGAGCAGGCTCCGGCAGAACAGGTGTTCACCGAAATCATCAACCTGCTGGGCGGCTCACACCCGGCCCAGAAGGAAGGCTGCCCGTGGACCAAGGCCATTGGCGGCGGGAACTCGGTCGTAGGTGCCCGAAAGGTCGCGAAAGCCACCCAAGTCGAGGGAGTTGAGTGGACCGAGGGCCTGAAGGAGCGCGGCGAGTACGCGTGGATTGCATTCGCTGCCGAGCTGGGCGGCGCGCAGGTCCACTTCCGTAGCACCAAGGCCAAGGCCCTGTCGGCCATCGGCCAGAACATGCACGGATTGTCATTCGATGAGGCCGGGCTCCAAGAGGCGCCGTCCCTCGTCTACCTCGTCAAGGAAATCATGCACGCCCGGCGGCTCTCGACTGGCGGACAGTTCATCCTCATCTCGACCCCGTCGGCTGACACGAGCACCGAGTTCGAGGACTTGTGGTACACGGGCGACCCGGAGGACCCGTTCCGGGACCCGCGCGCCTTCTCAATGAGAATGTCCACCCGCGACAACATCGGGTACGGCATCGACCGCGAGTCGTTCGATGCCCTCATCCTGCATCAGCCGCAGGGCTGGATTGACCAGAACATCGAGGGCATGTTCATCCAAGCGATGGGGGTCTGGTTCAACGCCGCCTCCGTGCGCGCGGCCTTCATCGACTCCATGCCCGAGCGCACCGAGCCTGCCGGGGCGGGACACGTCTACGCCCACGCGCTCGACCCGGGGCTGAAGGACAAGTGCTGGTCGATGGTCTGCGAGATGGACTCTGATGGGAGGCTGAATGGCGTCTCGCTCGACAGGCAGGAGGGCAAGCAGACGACGCGCGGCATCGTCGCGCTGGGCGCTCGTGACCACATGGCGTACGCGGCGGATGGCGCCGAAGTCGAAACTGGCGTTGACCATACCGCTTTGGGTGGTCACATGTTCAAGGAGCTGTTGGAGGAGGCCATCCCGGTCGTCCGCACCATCGAGTTCGGTGGGGTCATCAAGACCAAGCGCCAGCTTCTCTCGGACCTGCGGACCGCGTTTGATGAGGGCAACATCAAGCTGCCAGCGAGCGGCTTCTGGGCCGAGGTTCAGAAGCAGAGCCTCAACTACAAGCTGG